GAGGTGAAGAAGGTAAAAAGAAAATAAATGTAATTGATAATGTTGGTAATGCTGGATGGATTCCTTTTACCAGACCTTTTAGAGAGATGCAACTTGCTGAACTCAATCTTATTATTCAAGAGGTTGTACAGAGAAATTTTGGTGTTAGTCAGTTAGATGTAGGTAGTGCTCAGGGATTAACAAGGGCAACAGCAGACAGATTATGGAAAACAGGCAGGTCAAAATTATTTAAACCTCTCGTAAATCTTATTACAGAAAAACTCAACGCAGAACTCATTTCAGAAATTGCTCCTAATGCTACATTCAAATTTGTTTTAGAACCAGCTATTGATGTTGAAACAGCTAAGGAGTTTTCCGATGCTGGACTTATTACAAAGAATGAGGCAAGAGAAACCATGGGATTTGACCCCATTCCTGGTGGAGACGTATTAGCAGTTAGAGTAGGTAATCAATACATAGTTCTAGATGCAGAAGGTATACCATCTCAAAGCACCGTACCACAACCACCACCACCACCACCACAAAAGAAACCACAAGATAAACCACAAGACCAACCTCAAGAAGATTTTACTGAGAAATTTAAGGATATGGATGACGAGTATAAGGGATGGTCAGTAGAATTTGGGGAAGAGCCTCTTACTATAGAAAGAGCTGCAATACAGTTTGATTCAGCAAAATTTGAAAATAGATTTAGTTTCCTTTGGAGAGAGTATCAACAGGCTTTGGAACTAGAATGGCAAAGGATAGAAAGAGATATTATTAGAAGATTCTCTGTAGAGATTAAAAATCCTGCTGTTTACACCTTAAATATTAATGGTCAGCCTTTTCAGAAGAGTGGAGCTAGACCATTACTTAATGAAAAGATTCTAGTAGATATAGAAAAAAGGATGATGGTTCATACTAATAACTTTATGAGACAGGCTGTTAATATGGGTAGGGCTTATGGTGTAAGTAGATTTGGGGTAGACCATTTGGGGGGTAGTGATGTAACAAGGATAAGTAATGCTCATTTAAGGGAGGCATCTACTTTTTGGAGAGAGGGGTTTGCTGCTAATCTACATAATAAAGTTAATGCCTTAAAAGCAAGAACTGCTGTGGGTGCTCTTGCTGCTGCAAGATTAGAGTTAAAGGCATTACTTGGGGCATATGCCTTAAGAAGATTAAGGGGTTCAGCTCATAAACTTACTAATGCAATTGGTGATACTTCTCTTATTACAGCAAACAGGGCTGGTGTTAATGTTAGGTGGAGGAGAACAGAGGGTTGTGAGGGATGTGTAGATTGTTTAAGGATTGCGTCACAAGGAATAAATGGAGAAGGTATTTATACCCTTGAAAGTTTGCCTACACTTCCAGGCAGTGAGTCTCTTGCATGTCATGGAAATTGTTGTTGCTGGCTGGATTATATAGGAAAAGATAAAACACCTAAAGGTTTGGGTACTATTTCTCCTCCAGGGATTTTATCTGCTGTTCCTGATTTACTTATTGCAAGAAGTTTATCAAAGCAATTATTTACTGGTGCTAGAGGTGCTACGGCAGCTGAAATAAACGCAGTGAAAGAAATATTAAGTAGATACAACGACCCTAGACTATGGAGTATGTTAGACCAGAGGGAATCTATAGGTGTTGGGGTTTATAAAAAAACAATTGATGGTATAAATTCTCCTTTTTCTTTTGACCCTATAACAAATACTATTGGCATACAGGAAAGAATGGTTCAGGGACTTGTTAATCGCAAAATGCATCCTGGTATAGCTAATATGGCTGACATTGCTATACCTCATGAATTTATACATAAGATAACATTACAGAAGACTGCCAGCATTAGGGTAAACAGATTAGGAGAAGCATTAATTAAAGGGTTTAAAAAAGGTGAGATACCTTTATTTGCTCATTCATGGAGACAGGCAGCTGGCAAACTGAAGCCTACAATGACAGCAAAAGAAGTTAAAGATATATTGACTCTTGACCTTGGTAGTGAGACTTCTGCCATGATTCTTGAAAAGGGTATTATGAACAGGCAGGAATTAATTAAATATTTGAGTAAAGAGGAATTTGTAGTAGGCAAATTAGTCAGTAATAATAATTTAGTTATATCATTTAAGAAACCTAGCAATACTGAACTTAACAGGATAGTTGATTTAGTTGATGAGATAGTTTTTAGTTCCAGGCAGGTTAGACAGACTCCTTTTGTACCAAAGAGAACACCTATTGTCCCTCCGAAGGCTAAAAAGCAATTTTTTTCTCCTGTTGATGAGGAAGTAAGTTTGGTTAGTAGGGCTGAGAATAGGGCAAAGGAATTGTTTAGTAAAAATGAAAAGATTAAAGAGATATTAAACCCAGAAAGAGCTGGCTTTTTTAAAGCAGACGCTGAAGAAGTTAATAGAGTGTTAAAAGATGTTTTTGTAAAAGAGCACGGACCAGCAGGAAAGGACTTATTTAATGTAACTGAACAGGTTGTAAGTAGATGGGCTGAAAATGCAGATGACCAATTATCTGCTGTTTTAAAGGATTGGATGTTTAAAAAAGGGATTTCAAGTCCTACACAGCATCATTCCATATTTTTAGATAAAAATGAAAGATTACTTTCTGGATTTCATGACATTGTAAAGGCTGGTACTGAGACGATAAAAGGTATGTTGGAAAGAAGAGGTGTCTTATCGCTACAAACAAATGAAGCTATTGATATTATGTTTTCAACACTCATTGGAGTTTCGAGGGAGATATTAAGAAGGAGATATCCCAGCGGAAAGTTAAAAGTATATAGAGGAGTGAGAGAAGAATTCTTCGAGAAGAGAGGTTTAACACGCAAAGCAATTATTGCTAAAGGCGGTAAGCTTAAAGCAGATATGAATTCTCTTTCATCATGGTCTTTAAATCGTTTAGATGCGGAGGATTTTACAGGTGGTATACCTGAATTCCCTGGTGGGGTTTTTGAAATGGAGATTTCTATTGATGATGTTTTCCTTTCTTTTGAAGCAGCTCCTACCTTAGTGTCGGAACAAGAAGTTATAGTTCTTGGGAAACAAAGAATTATGAGACTTATACCATTATCCATAAGGAGTTGAAAAATGACTAAAAAGAATGTGTTTCCAACACAGTTATATAATGAACATTTAAACAAATTAAAAGAAGAAGGTAAAGAGGTTGATATTATACTTGATGTAACTGAAGAAGAGGCTAACTGGCTAAATAAAGGAAGTCAAAAAGGAAAAAGGAGAAAATAAATGGCTGAATTACAGGAAGTAAGACCTAGCACTTTTGAAGCTGTAGACCAGTGGATGAATAATCTCAGGAAGAGTAAGACACCTTGTTTTTTATGTAAACATAAAACTGGAGGAAATCTTCTCTTTGAGATGGTGTGTAATGCATTTCCAGGAGCTTTAATTCCACCATTTATTTTTAATGCTACGAGTAATCATGATGCTATTTTCAAAGGTAATACCAAAAAAACTAATGTGTTTATAAATAGGTATGAAAAGCAGTCTACTGATTTAGTATTCGAGTTTGATAAAAGTCATAGAATTATAAATGAGTTGTTGGAACATCCTTATACTCAGATGATTAATGAGATAGACCCTGAAGAGGCTGAAGCTTTCAGGGATGAATTGGATAAATTTATTAAGAAATTCAGGAAGGAGTGAGATATGACTAATCGTTCATCCATGCCTCCTTTTTTAGAAGATGATATAGAAAAACCTAGAGTTTTTGACCTGAGTGTAGAAGTAGATTTAAGTGAGCTTACTGATGATGAGTTGTTATTCAGAGAAAGTATTATAAAAGCTTTTTTTGATAATGCAACAAGGTCTGGTCATCCTATTTATGGTTTTACTATTGAGATTTTAAAAAAGATGCATGTAGAAGTTGTTAGTGAGTTTAAAGCAAGAGGGAGAGATTATGCACCTTTACTTGATAGACATCAGAAACCTCAAAAAGCTTCTGTTACAAGAGAACACACAGATGATGAACTGGAGAATAAGGTGAAAAAGATTGTTGAGAAAACAGTCGAAGAGGCTGTTAAGAGAACTGCAGAGCAATTATCTCCTGCCATTTCTGAAACTGGTAATTCTCCTTGGACTATTAATTATAATATGACAAATGTTCAGAAGGAGAATACTAGGGAGGATATTGATGAAAAATAAATCAACTGTATTTGATGCACATTTTGATATCAAAAAGGCTCATGATGATGGAGGAAGATGGATTATAGAAGGCTATGCAACAACTGCTGATTTAGATGTAGATGATGGTTATATAACAGAAGAAGCACTTAGGGGGGCTGAAAAAGACCTCTTAAAATATTCTACCCTGTTATACAATCATGATAGAGATAAGGAATTAGGAAAAGTTTTGGAAACAAAGTATATCCCAGAGGAGAGAGCACTTTGGATTAAAGCTTTAATTTCTAAGACTGCTCCTGATGTATGGCAGAGAATAAAGGAGGGAGTGCTTACTAAATTCAGTATAAACGGGAGAGCTTTAGATTGGGAAGAGGTGCTGATAAAAGGGATGGATAAGGTCATCACTTTTATAAAAAGTCTTTCTCTTTTTGAAGCATCTCTTGTTACCGTTCCAGCCGATGTAAGGTCAGAAACATTGGCTTGGTATGTAGAAAGGTCAATTAAAAACCTTAATTCTAAGGAGGATGTTAGTATGACGAAGAAAAAAGAAGTAACTAAAGAGGCCAAAGCTGTTGGCCGAGATAAAGAGAGGGTAGAGTCTCTTATCTCTTCTGTAGAGGAAGCTCTCAATACAGAAGACCAAGAGATTCGTTCTCAGGCGTTGAGAGGTATGCTTGATTTTCTTAATGCCACATTAGAGACAGAATTTAACCCTGATGAGGGTAAGAACTCAGAAAGAGGAATTTCTAAGGAAGACCTTAAGATTGCTGTAACTGAATCTGTTTCTGAGGCTATTGAAAAGTTTTCTTCCAGTCTTGAGTCTATAGTTGAGAGTACTAAAACTATAGCCGAAGGTGTTGTAGCTAAGGCTAATGAAGAAACACTTAAAGCTATTGAGAAGGAAGAAGAGGAAGAAGCTGACGATAAGAAGGAAAAGACAGTGGAGAAAGCTAAAGACGAAGAAAAAGAAGACGTTTCTTCTAAGGTTTTAAAAGCAGTAGCAGATTTGAAGAAGTTTGTATCTGATAATGTGCCTATCAGGAGAGCAGAAGGTGCAGAGAATCATAAAGAAGATGATAGAAAAGAAAAACCAGAAGAAGACAAAAAAGATGATGTAGCTAAAACTTTAGCAGATAAAACAAAGTCTCCTTCAGAAAGGCTTCACACTCTCATTGGTAGTGTAACAGAAGAATAGTTTTTCAGGTAAAAGAAAGTAACTTTTTACTTAATCAATTTTAAGGAGGACAATTAATATGTGGGAAAAAGAGATTAAGAGGACTCTAGGGTACTCTGATATTTCAGGTGTTCTTATCCAGCCAGAGGTGGATAAGATTATAGCTGAGATTATTGAGTACAAGAATCCTCTAAGACAGAATATTCCGAGGAAACAAAGAGGTAGTGATTCATGGCTGCTCAATAGAAGGACGGCTGCTGCTGGTAATACTGTAGCACAGTGGATATCAGATACGGCAGAGCCTGATATTGACAGAGGTGAATATACAAGAGTAACTTTCCAGTTCAGAACTATATTAGCAAGAGGTAAGGTAACTAGGTTTGCTAAAGATTCTGGAAGGTCTCTTGTAGATTTAGTAGCAGAAGAAATTGAAGCTAGAGCTAGGGCATTCAAAGACATGGAAGAGAATGCTATGTTCTATGGTGACAATAATGCTAATGCTCTGCAACCTGATGGTCTTGATACAATGATTACTGGTAATCAGAGAATTGCTGGCGGTGTTACTGTCGGGGGTGACGATATCTCTCAGGATGGCATGGACACCACGTTAGATGCTTGTATAGGTGCTCCTGATATTATAGCTACATCTAAGAATGG